AACGTTTAACGTGCCATACATAGTAAACATGCTCATATCCGGTAGCTGGTTTACTCCTGCACCTACGCCCCGTTTCGCAGCTTCACCTAAACCAAGGTTTTTGAGAAAGATAATTGTGGCCCTGATTGGTTTGCTGCTGGCACACTTCGCGGCTTTTAACGGGGTGAGTCCATGCTGATTGGCTATATCAGGGTATCAACAAGTGAACAGAATACGGATTTACAGCGTAACGCGCTGATGAGCGCAAATTGCGACCTGATTTTAGAAGATAAAATAAGCGGCAAATCCCGCGACAGGCCGGGGCTAAAAAAAGCACTCCGCGCACTCGGACGGGGTGACACGTTCGTCGTTTGGAAGCTGGACCGGCTGGGGCGCAGTATGCAGCATCTGGTTATGCTGACCGAGGAGCTGCGCGAGCGAGGCGTCAACTTTCGCAGCCTGACGGACAGCATTGATACCAGCACGCCGATGGGGCGATTCTTTTTCCACGTGATGGGCGCGCTTGCCGAAATGGAGCGTGAGCTGATTGTAGAGCGAACCCGCGCCGGTCTGGCAGCCGCCCGCGAGAAAGGTCGCATTGGTGGCAGGCGGCGGCTAATGACGCCGGAAATCACTGAGCGCGCCCGGCGAATGCTGGCGCAGGGGGCCACGCTTCTCCAAGTGTCACTGGTGATCGGCGTATCGGTTAAAACGCTATACCGCTACATTCCCGCCTCAGAGCAACGGGCGCTGCGCTCGTCCGTTGTGTCATTGCCCATACAACAGCAAATCAGTGCCCCGAAGTGACATAGCGCCGACCATAGCGGAACCCCTTCACAGGAGAACCGCCATATGGCACAGGATTATCACCACGGCGTGCGCGTTGAGGAAATCAACGAGGGCACCCGAACCATCACCACCATCAGCACGGCGATTGTCGGCATGGTCTGCACCGGCGATGACGCCGACGCGGCCACGTTCCCGCTTAATCGTCCGGTATTGCTGACCGACGTACTCACTGCGAGCGGCAAGGCGGGCGAGTCCGGCACGCTGGCGCGCTCGCTGGACGCCATCGCCGACCAGGCGAAACCCGTCACCGTCGTGGTGCGCGTGCCGCAGGGCGAAACCGAGGCTGAAACCACCTCCAATATCATCGGCGGCGTCAGTAACGGCCAGCGCACCGGCATGAAGGCGCTGCTGGCCGCGCAGGCGGTGTGCGGCGTGAAGCCCCGCATTCTCGGCGTGCCCGGTCACGATACGCAGGCTGTGGCTACCGAGCTGCTGAGCGTGGCGCAGAGCCTGCGCGGCTTTGCTTACCTGTCGGCTTACGGCTGTCAGAGCGTGGATGAAGCTATTGCCTACCGCGCAAACTTCAGCCAGCGCGAGGGCATGCTCATCTGGCCGGACTTCATCAACTTCGACACGGTGCTGAAGGCCGACGCGACGGCCTTCGCCACCGCCCGCGCGCTCGGCCTGCGCGCCAAAATCGACGAGCAGACCGGCTGGCATAAATCCCTGTCGAACGTCGGCGTGAACGGCGTCACCGGCATTTCCAAAGACGTGTTCTGGGACCTGCAGGATCCGGCCACCGACTCCGGCCTGCTGAATCAGAACGACATCACCACGCTCATTCGCAAAGACGGTTTCCGCTTCTGGGGTTCGCGCTGCCTCAGCGATGACCCGCTGTTTGCGTTTGAGTGCTACACCCGCACCGCGCAGGTGCTGGCCGACACCATGGCCGAGGCGCACATGTGGGCGGTGGACGGCGCGCTGAACCCGTCGCTGGCGCGCGACATTATCGAGGGCATCCGCGCCAAGCTGCGCAGCCTCGTGAGTCAGGGCTATCTCATCGGCGCGGACTGCTGGCTGGACGAGAGCGTGAACGACAAGGACACGCTCAAGGCGGGCAAGCTGCTGATCGATTACGACTACACGCCGGTGCCGCCGCTGGAAAACCTGCTGCTGCGCCAGCGCATTTCTGATCAGTACCTGGTCGATTTCGCCAGCCGCGTCAGCGCATAAGGAGACTGAATCATGGCATTACCCCGCAAGCTCAAGCACCTCAACCTGTTCAACGCAGGCGACAACTGGCAGGGGCTGATCGAGTCCGTGACGCTGCCGAAAGTCACCCGCAAGTTCGAGAAGTATCGCGGCGGCGGCATGGCCGGTGCAGTGGACATCGACATGGGCCTGGACGACGGCGCGCTGGATACCGAGTTCACCTGCGGCGGCGTTGAGGCGAAGCTGTTCAAGCAGATGGGCACCCTGACCGTGGACGGCGTGCAGCTGCGCTTTACCGGCTCCATTCAGCGTGACGACACCGGCGAAGTGCAGGCGGTGGAGCTGGTCGTGCGCGGCCGTCACAAGGAGCTGGACTCCGGCGAGTGGAAGACCGGCGAATCCAGCACCACCAAGGTGTCCGGCACCAACAGCTACGCCAAGCTGACCATCAACGGCGAAGTGCTCTACGAGATTGACCTGGTGAACATGGTTCACATCGTGGACGGTACGGACCTGATGGAAGCGCACCGCAACGCGCTCGGCCTGTAATCACTTCCGGCAGGGGGGATTCCCTGCCGCCATTTACCCTTTTAGCGAGACATCATCATGACCGACAAAACTACCGAAAAAACCGTTGAGCTGGACACCCCGATCCTGCGCGGCAAGACCGAGATTAAAAGCATCGTCGTGCGCAAGCCGCAGTCCGGCGCGCTGCGCGGCACCCGCCTGCAGGCGCTGATGGACATGGACGTAAACGCCATGATCACCGTGCTACCGCGCGTCACCACCCCGGCGCTGACCACGCAGGAAATCACCGAGATGGACCCCGCCGATCTGGTGAGCCTGTCGGTGGAGATGGTCACTTTTTTACTGAAGAAGTCGGTGCTGTCGGATTTAGCGACGGCCTGACGGTTGACGATCTGGTGGCGGACATCGCCACCGTCTTTCACTGGCCGCCGTCTGTTACCGAGTTCATGACGCTGACCGAGGTACTGGAGTGGCGGCATAAGGCGATAATGCGACACGGGACCAGCGATGAGTGATAAAGACTTGCGCCTGCAGGTTGTTCTTAACGCGGTAGACAAACTGACCCGCCCCTTCCGTTCTGCAAAGGCCAGCACCCGCGAGCTGGCCGATTCCCTGCGCACCGCGCGCGCCAGCCTGAAGGACTTAGACGCGCAGGCCGCGCGCATCGACGGCTTTCGCAAAACCCGCTCGCAGCTGGCCGCCACGGCCACCAACCTCAAAACGGCACGCGCGGAGGCGGCGAAGCTGGCGACGCAGTTCAGCGAGACTAACCGGCCCACCGCCGCGCAGGCGAGGGTGCTGGAGCAGGCGAAAAACCGCGTGCGCGAGTTGCAGCAGAGCTACAACGGCCTGATTGGTTCGGTGCAGCGCCAGCGCGCCGCGCTCACCGAATCCGGCGTTGATACTAAAAAACTCAGCCAGGCACAGCGCGACCTCAAAAGTCGTGCTGATGAGACGCGCGCGGCGATTGACCGCCAGCAGAAGTCGCTGAAGCGGCTCGGCGAGCAGCAGGCCAAAATTAACGCGCTGCGGGAGCGCCACGCCCGATCCCTTGAGGTGCGCGATAAAATTGCCGGTGCCGGTGCGGCGACCACCGTGGCCGGGCTGGCGATGGGCGCGCCAGTGCTGGCCGCCGTGAAATCCTCGGCGGGCATGGAAGACGCCATGAAGGGCGTGGCGAAGCAGGTGAACGGCCTGCGCGACAACGACGGCAACCGCACGGCGCAGTTCTACGACATGCAGGCCGCCATCAAGGCCGCCAGTGAGCAGTTGCCGATGGATAACGGCGCGATTGACTACGCCGCGCTGGTTGAGGGCGGCGCGCGCATGGGCGTGACCAACCAGAACGACTCCTACGAGGACCAGAAGCGCGACCTGCTGGCGTTTGCCACCACGGCGGCGAAGGCGTCCACCGCGTTTGAGCTGCCCGCCGGTGAGCTGGCCGAGGGGCTGGGCAAGATTGCGCAGCTGTACAAAATCCCCACGCGCAACATCGAGCAGCTGGGCGACGCGCTGAACTACCTGGACGATAACGCGATGTCCAAGGGATCGGACATTATCGACGTCTTGCAGCGCATGGGCGGCGTGGCCGACAGGCTGGACTACCGCAAGGCGGCGGCGCTCGGCTCCACGTTCCTGAGCCTCGGCGCAACGTCGGAAACCGCCGCCAGCGCGGCAAACGCCATGGTGCGTGAACTCTCCGTCGCCACCATGCAGGGCAAGACCTTTATGGGCGGCATGGAGCTGCTGAAGCTCGATCCGAAAGCCATTGAAAAGCAGATGACCACGGACGCGATGGGCACCATCCAGCGCGTGCTGGAGAAGGTGAACAACCTGCCCGCTGACAAGCGTCTGACCGCAATGACCATGGTGTTTGGCAAGGAGTTCGGCAAGGACGCGGCGAAGCTCGCTAACAACATGCCGGAGCTGCGGCGCCAGCTTCAACTGACGCAGGGCAACGCGGCCAGCGGCTCCATGCAGAAAGAATCCGACATCAACAAAGATTCACTTTCCGCGCAGTGGCTGCTGGTGAAAACCGGCGCGGCCAACACGCTGAGCAGCCTCGGCGATACGCTGCGCGCGCCGCTGATGGAAATTATGGACGCGGTGAAGCGCGTCACCGGCACCATGCGCCGCTGGGTGGAGTCGAATCCGGAGCTGGTCGGCAGGCTGATGAAAATCGCCGCCGTCGTGGCTACGGTGACGCTGGCGCTCGGGACGCTCGCCGTGGGCATGGCGGCGGTGCTGGGGCCGATCCTGATGCTGCGCTTCGGGTTAAGCATGCTCGGCCTGAAAGGGCTGGCGAAGCTCTCACCGCTGCTGGGCGGGCTGGGCAAGGCATTCTCAAAACTGGCGCCCGGTCTGACGTCATCCTGCGACGGCATCAAAAAGCTGTTTTCCCTGTTCAGCGGCGGCGAGGCCGGGGAGTCGGTGAACTGGCTGGAGAAAATCCGCGACGCGCTGGCGTCCCTGCGCGGCGGTGACGATGACGAAGAGGGCGGCGGCATCCTCAACGCCTTCCGTGAGGGCGCGCTGGAGAAAATCAAAGAGAAGGCGCAGGACGCCGGACAGACGCTGGTTGCCTCATTCCGTAACCCGATGGCCGGTGTGCGGGCGCTGGGTTCGCAGGTGCGCGGGCTGGCCGGTGCCGCCCTTGCGCCGCTGGCTGCGTCGGTACGCGGAGCCGGTGGCGCGCTGATGTGGCTGGTGAAGTCGCCGCTGGCGCTGCTGCGCACGGTGCTGACGGGCGTGATATGGGCGCTCGGCGCGCTGCTGAGCCCCGTCGGGCTGGCAGTGGCGGCGCTGGCCGGTGTGGCGCTGGTTATCTGGAAATACTGGGCGCCGATTAAAGCGTATTTAGGTGGCGTGGTGGACGGCTTCCGGGCCGCCGCCGGACCCATCAGCGAGGCCTTTTCACCGCTCCAGCCGGTGTTCCAGTGGATTGGTGACAAAGTGCAGGCGCTGTTCGGCTGGTTTAAAGACCTGCTGACGCCGGTACAGTCCACGGCGGCCGAGCTGGACAGCGCCGCCGCGAAGGGTAAAGCGTTCGGGCAGGCGCTGGCCGACGGGCTGAACATGGTGATGCATCCGCTGGACACGCTGAAGGCCGGGATCGGCGAGCTGCTGGATAAGTTCGGCCTCGTCAGCAAGGTGTCGGCTAACACGAAGCTGCCGCAGGCACCGCAGGCAGCCAGCGTCAGCGGTGGCGGGGTTAAGTTGCCAGCGGGCGGCTTCCCGGCGTTTGCGGGCATGTACGACACCGGCGGCAACATCCCGGCGGGCCAGTTTGGCGTCGTAGGTGAGAACGGGCCGGAAATCGTCGGCGGGCCGGTGAGCGTGACGAGCCGGAAACGCACCGCGCAGCTGGCGGCAATGGCGGCAATGACGCTCGGCATGGCGGCCGGAACGGCGGAGGCGAAGCCGCTGCACCCGCTGAGCCTGCCCGCTCAGAGCTACCGGCAGGACGCGCCGCGCCAGCAGTCCGCAGCAACTACCACGCCCGTAAGCATTCACGCGCCGATCACCATCGTGCAGCAGCCGGGCCAAAGCGCGCAGGACGTGGTGGACGAGGTGATGCGCAGGCTGGAGGCGAAAGAGCGGCAGGCGCAGTCCCGCGCCCGCAGCAGCTACCGAGACCGTGGAGGATTTGAATCATGATGATGACGCTGGGCCTGTTTGTTTTCATGCTTAAAACAGTGCCGTATCAGGAATTGCAGCTGCAGCGCAGCTGGCGCTTCCCGTCGAACAGCCGCGTGGGGGGGCGTCCCGCGCTGCAGTTCCTCGGCCCGGATAACGACACCATAACGCTGTCGGGCGTGCTGCTGCCGGAAATCACCGGCGGCAGGCTGTCGCTGTTTGCGCTGGAGCAGATTGCCGAGCTGGGCCGCGCCTGGCCGCTGATTGAGGGCAGCGGCACGATTTACGGCATGTTCGTGATCGAGAGCCTGAGCCAGACCAAGGCGGAGTTTTTCAGCAACGGCGTGTGCCGGCGCATTGAGTTCACGCTGACGCTGAAGCGCACCGACGAATCGCTGGGTGAGATGTTCGGCAGCCTCAGCGATCAGCTGTCGGCCATGCAGGGCGCGGCCACCGACGCCGCCGGTAAAGTGGGCGCCGCAGTGGGCGGGCTGTTCTCATGATGGCGGGCAGCTGGATTAACGGCCAGGCGAACGCGCCCGCCTTTCGCCTGACGCTTGCCGGGGCGGATGTGACGCAGAAGATAGAGCAGCGGCTTATCAGCCTGACGCTGACCGATAACCGCGGCTTTGAGGCGGACCAGCTGGACATCGAGCTGGACGACGCGGACGGGCAGCTGCTGATGCCGCGCCGGGGCGTTGAGCTTTCGCTGGCGCTCGGCTGGAAAGGTGAGGCGCTTTTCCCGAAAGGCACCTATACAGTGGACGAAATCGAGCACAGCGGCACGCCGGACCGGCTGACCCTGCGCGCGCGCAGCGCGGACTTCCGCCAGACGCTCAACACGAAGCGCGAAAAGTCGTGGCACCAGACCAGCGTCGGCGAGGTGGTGAAAGAGATTGCCGGGCGGCACAAGCTTAAAACGGCGATGGGCGACGATGTGGCGAAGATGGCCGTGGACCATATCGACCAGACCAACGAGTCAGACGCCAGCTTCCTGATGCGGCTGGCGAAACAGTGCGGCGCGGTGGCCTGCATCAAAAACGGCAACCTGCTGTTTATCCTGCAGGGGCAGGGCAAAACAGCGAGCGGAAAAGTGCTACCGGCCATCACCCTCGTGCGCAAAGACGGCGACGGCCACCGCTTTACGCTGGCTGACCGTGACGCCTACACCGGCGTGATCGCAAGCTGGCTGCATACCCGTGAGCCGGAGAAAAAACCGGAAACCACGGTGAAGCGTAAGCGCCGCAAGCCCGCCGCGCAGAAGAAGGAGCCGGATGCGAAGCAGGGCGACTATCTGATCGGCACGGATGAGAACGTCCTAGTGCTGAGCCGCACTTATGCGAACCGGGCCAACGCCGAGCGCGCTGCCAAAATGCAGTGGGAAAGGCTGCAGCGCGGGGTGGCTACGTTCTCTATTCAGCTGGCGCGTGGTCGCGCAGATCTCTACACGGAAATGCCGGTGAAGATAAGCGGGTTCAAACAGCCAATTGATGCGGGGGAATGGATTATCACGATGCTGACGCACAGCCTGAGCGCTGTCAACGGTTATACGACCAGCATTGAGCTTGAAGTGAAAATAGATTCACTTGAAATGGAATAGTGCTATCTCAAAATGGTTAAATTGAGTAGTATTTATCTCAATTGGGGTTTGGAGAAGACGTTATGATGAATTGCCCTTTGTGCGGGAATGCCGCACATACTCGCAGCAGCTTTCAGGTATCAGCAACAACCAAAGAACGTTATAACCAGTGCCAGAACATCAATTGTAGTTGCACGTTTAAATCTCATGAAACGGTTTCTGAGATCATCATGAAGCCCGGCAGTGTGAAGCCTGTACCTCCGCATCCGGGGAGGAATCAGCAACAACCATTATGGTTATAATTATATTTAAAAAAAATGTAGTTAAGTCACCCCTACAGGGGGGGAGGTCTAGTTAGTGACCTAAAAATAAGCTGAATGAGAATGGCGGGCAAATATTTACTGAAGCCCGCTAGATGTTATATATAAATTAATTAATTGGTAAAAGGATTTAGTGAGCTGCTATGTAGATAAACCAAGTGCCAGAAAGTGATTTTGTATGACTTTCTTTTCTTTACGATTAGATTGGTTTTTCATTAAATCAATCGCGGCCTCAAAAGTGGGTTCCATTCCTCCTGAAATTATTCCTGTGATTAATGTAGTGAGTAAGGCTGTATGAAAATCAGAGGTGATTATTCCTGATGCTACGCCCGAAACAACACCAATACTCATGGATTTTCCAATATCTTTAAGAGAGAAATTTGAAGTTGCCTTACTAAGTTTATTGTTAACTTTTGAGCCTAGGTTTGCAAAGTCATTTCTAACACTAGACAAAAATTCTTCATCAAGATTAGTGTAATCAGAAGAATGATGATATAAGTTTTTAAATGTTGAGTTTAAGAAGTCTCGCCAGTCAGAAAACAATTCTTCTTTTTCTCTCATGTAGCAAATGTCCTTAACTGAAATATTTTCGAGATCCAACAAAGAGATATTACCAATGACGTTTGTTGAGAATGGCGAGATGATTTCATCGCTAGTAAATTTCATTTGTTGAATTTTCATTATTTCTTTGAGAACTTCAACGTGATGGTGGCTTGGGTAAAATGAATCTACATTGTTGAGGAATTTCAATTTTCGGAATTGCTCTCTGAAAATAAAGCTTGCAACATTTGATGTGTTATAGCTATTACCTTTAATTCTGTTGTGAAGTTCATTTATTAAATCATCTTTTGGATAAGGCACCTCATTTTCTGTATAAAATGGTTCCGAAACGGGGAAGATTATATTCGACCTGATTAGTTCTGAAATGTTACTATACTCTAGAATTAAAGAATTTATTACAGGTATTCTTTCCATCGCATGCGGACTATTCGAACTATCACCTCTAAAGTAATCTAAAAGATAAAGCAAAGGATCTTCAATCACTAGGCCATGGCAGTATAATAAATATTTTTTTATTTCTCTTGTAAATCCACCTTCAAAGTTTTTTGATTCATGAATGCGTCTAACATAGTTAAAACCAAGTTCATCTATGTTATCAAGTCTAGGTGATATAGAAGGTCTCAGTTCAGTTTCTTTCTTTATCGGTAGCTTATAATGTCTACTAAAATCATTTAGCTTAACACTAAGATTTTCTAATTCTTTATTTTTTAATGGGTAATTTAGCAGCTCTTCTTTTATTAATGGCCTGCCAATGCTATCTTCAATTACATCTATGAAGTTTTTAGATTGATTGTTATTCATAATTATCTCCAGCATGCTTATTAAAACTATATCTATAACATTACCTAGTTTTAAAATCTTAAGTTAACGCTGCCCGTAATACGAGTCTTTCATTAAGGGATAATCTACTTTGAGATCTTGCGTTTTTGAGACGTTGAAACTCCTGTCCTAACACATCATGTCAGATGTTCACAACTTTCATTGATTTGGTCATAAAAAGACCATTCGCAATGATGTAAACACGGTCAATTTCTCATATGTGATTGCCTTTTAAAAGGTATAAGAAATGGTGCGTAGGGGGGTAGGTGGTACTGTGAGCTGTTGCTAAAGAAGGTATGAAAAAAAATCTGCTGCCATTTTGCTGCCAATGACAGATTACGTATACAAAAAAGCCACCCTTAAAGGTGGCTTAAATGCATGATTTTCATAACTAAATTTGGTGGCCCCTGCTGGGTTTGAACCAGCGACCAAGCGATTATGAGTCGCCTGCTCTAACCACTGAGCTAAGGGGCCAGCGGAGCGGGGATTATAGAGTATCTTGTTAGGGTGATCCAGAGTT